GATAAGAAAACTGTCATTGCAAATTGGTATCAAGAATTTGTCTCATTATTCACATTTAATGGGGTGATGACATATCCACAGATAAAGAAAGTGAAAGAAGTTTCAAGTGCAATAACTGGGATGGGTTATACTGAAGACTCTGCAGCAATAGGGTCAAGGGTGGCAGAGGTAATGCGAGTAGGGTGTGATAACACAACAGGCTTAGTATTCTTAAAAATGCATAACTGGCTTTTACAAAATTTATATTCTTTAAGCAATGGTCAGTCAAACAACACTTATAGGGAAAACAATGTCAATGTGTTTGCTATACCAACCCAATGTTTTGGCATTACTGAATGTTGGCCATTACTGTACCTGATAGCAGATGGAGACCCCAACAATTATAGGCTTGCTAAATTTGCTAAAAACAAAAACTTGTTAGGGTATCTGTCACAAGAGTCTGAGGATAAGTTCAAAGAGGAATCAACAAACATATTAACATTGAACAAACCTAATTTCATGAAATCCATGGTTAGTAGAAAATTAATTAACATGACTAAAAAGATTCAATTAGATAGAGAAGAAGCAGTTGAGTTTTGGAAAAATCACCCCATCTATCAATACTTAAAACCTAAATATATAAATTATTTACTCCCTTTCCTTAAAAGCTTTTTTATACTGCCAACATTCCAACTTGCATACTTCAGACAATCAAAACTTGCCACATTGATGAGGATTAGCAGCTTTGTAAGAAAGCCTTGTATACAACATAAATTGTTCCCTGATAAAGTTATGACTATAAAAGAAATGCAGCTAAACTTTCTTATATTGTATAGAGGTGATAATTTAGTTATTGCACCAGTTGATCCAAGATTCTTAACAGAAGGCTCATTGAACCCCATAATCTTCTATGAAATTATACGTAAAAGCAGTTTTACAATAAAAAAGAAGGATACACCTTCAAAAAGTTTTGCATCTTTGTTGCCTCGCAATTACATGCAAACTAGATTTGATTCCCCTCCAGCAGAGCTTTTACAGTATGTTTACTTCCCTGAGGATTATGCTCGTGATAAAAGGCATCCTGGTTCAGACATTGATATTGAATCTGATGCAAAAAGGCTACTGAATTTAGCTGGGTCCTTAAAATCAACTGTGCCAGCAAAATCCATGCTAGATTTTTTATACACAGCATTGAGCAAAGAAAGGAAAAAGCCAAAAGTTTGTATGACTCCGTCA